TGATATGCAGTGATCTTGTGCCCTTGGTATGGACAACGATCATAGAAACTGTAGATAAACTTATCCAGCAATCCTCGCTGTTTGATCATGGTATAAAACACCAGTCTGTGGAATGTGGGATTACGATTAAGGCAGCTGAAGGAATGTGTACGTGGTCGATTATTCCACTCAGGCAAAGGCTGTTTTTTAAAAACAAACAGCCAACTGGGATAGTTTATCTCTTTGAGATGTGTGTGCTGTTGCAGATCAAATTGGCTTAGGCTGAGGTAGCAAGGAATACTTTTGGTCTGCGCAAAACTTTCTAAGATTGCTACCTTTGCCTTGTAATCAAAGAAAGGATCTTGTGTACCATCAAATATGACTTGATCAAAGCGTATCATCTTGGCTGATGCACGATCTATCACTTCTGTGGTGTATTGCTGTAGCTCTTGGGTTTTTACCAGATTGATGTCAATGACCAGAGTGGGTACATGAACATGCTTTAACAAAGGTTCATAATGCTGACGAGAATTGTTTTCAACAAAGTCAAATTCTGCAGTATTAAAGTTATACCGCCAGTGTAAGTCTTGCATGACCTTACTTATACTGCTTGATTGTTGTGTACGTAACTCCACCGATTGTTTGTGGTATCCCAAAATGCCAGCATGCCATTAGGGTCACTGCCTTGCGCACTGTCGCTGACACAAATGGCTTGCCCTATGGCTCCTGACAAATTGGCAGCCTGTGCCACTGTGTAAACAGGAAAGATTGCAGTGGCAGGAGACCAAACCTGTGTTAAGTTGCCAGTGGCATTGCCAATGTAAACATTGCTGGTTGTTTGATCAACTGTGAACTCAGCAGGTCTAGCATAGCCGTCATAATTGGCCAAGGTTTCTTGTGCGTTGTCTTTCATCACTGTGCGGCTGATGCCAGTGATGTCTGCATATGGTGGAGGTGGATTAGCCATTTGTTTTTACTATTAAATTATGTACCACTGGGTACGGCAGTGTCTGAGGCACAGTGTGTCCAATGGGATTGCCAATGGGTGCCTGTGGTCGTTGTGCTGGTGTGCCTAGTCCAATGTTGATACGAGAAATCATATCAATATTTAGCGGCCAAACAAAAAGCACCCGAAGGTGCTTTTTGAGTTCTTCTCGATCCGGTTTGGATTAAGAGAATGACAAGTTGGAAACAGCGATCTCACCAACATAGTCACCGGCGTTACCGAATGAAGATGCTGTGTTTGTGAGCTCGATGTAGCCGTAACGTGTCATGAACGATACGACTGGCTCGAAGCTTGTTGGATCCAGTACAACACCGCTTGACATCAATGGGATGTATGGGCAGTAGAATGCGGCTGCATCTGTTTCGCTTGCGCCTTTGTAACCTACCAAAACAGGAGTGCTGTCGTTGGCATAGCTGTCGCAGAACACACGCATTGCACCGTTCAATGTACCAACAAACTTGGTGTTTGTAGGTGCTTCGAATGTGCCTTCTGTTGTGCGAGCAAAAGCTGAAGTTGTTGCTGACTGGAGTACAGTCAACGAAGCTGGGGATACAACTGCCCAGTTACCAGCGCCACGACGTGTACGCTGAGCGATCAAGTTAGCAACACGGTTGATCAAAACTGCCAATGCGGCATGTTCGTCACCAACGAATGTAGCTGTACCTGAAACTGTAGCTTGGTTGTATGTGAACTCTGTTGCTGCCAAAGTGCGGAGCGACAAGAGGATCTCTTGGTCGATCTCAGCTGTGATTTCTTGTGCCAAAGCAGCCATAATTTCTGCTTCGATATCAATACCATGCATAGCTTGTGCATCTTGTGCGGCTTCAAATGTCCAACGAGCTTGTAACTTACGTGTTTTAGCTTCAACAGCTTGTTTCAAAATCTGAACAGAAATCTGCTTACCACCGTTGCCTTCAAGCGTAGCAGTAGCGGCACCCTGATAGCTGGTTGCTGTACCTTCTGCTTGTGGCACTGTTGAGTAAGCCTGAGCGATTGTGAATGGGCTTAAAGCTTCTTGACCAGCTGTTACAGATGTCTGTGCGGCTGAGTTGTCAGTCAAGCTCTGAGCATAACGTACACGCAATGTGTGGATTTGGCCTACTGGACCCGTCATTGGCTGAACACCAACCAACTCGTTAGCAATAACGGTTGGCATAACACGTCGAATAACTGGCAGAATCACACGGTTTAATGTAGCGATGTTACCAGATACTGTAGAACCAGCTGTTGCGTTCTCTTTCAAATACTTGCGAGTGTTTTCTAATACTACACCCATTGTGTTGCGGCGTGAACCTTGCAAACCTTCCATGAGGGCTTCTTTGGTCTCGTCCCAACGGCTTTCTAATAGTTCTTGTGACATAATGTCTCCTTCTTCCTTCTTAAGATTAAAGCCCTGCCAGGCGTTTGAGGTCGATTACATTACTGCGATCTTCCGCGACAACCTTTGCAGATTTATCACCAGTTACTTCGACAACACTTTCAGCAATCACTGATTTAGCTTTTGCTGGTTTGTTATCTGCAAGCACAGCTGGCAAATATTTTTCGAAAGCGTTTTTCAAACGGGATGTTTGAACGTTTTCTAGCAGATTCTTCATAACTCCTGCTTTTTCCTCGTTTAAAGGACCAAGCAAGTCGTCCATGAGCTTGTTGCGCTCATTGGATTCACGAATTATGCGAATCTCGCGTTCTTTTGATTCAACCAGAACTTTTGCTTTCTGGGTGAACTTGATGGCTTCAGACAACTTCTCATCCTTGGCAGCAATAACTGATTGCAGTTTGCGAATTTCTGTGTTCTCATTGAGATGAGTTGCACCAAATTCGGCTGCGTATGCTTCAAAAATGCGACGACCAAAATTGTTCTCGCGAGCAACTTTAATGTCTTCGTGTAGTTGGCTAAGTTCAGCCTTGAGATGCTTGGCTACAGATTGGCTCATCTTCTGCGCAGATTCTTTTACGAACTTTGCTTTCAATGTTTCAAGTTGTTTGCGAGCTTCACGTACCAAACGTACTTTGGTTTCCACCGCTTCACGTTTGTCTTGTGCAAACTCACGAATTTCTTGAGCCAATGCTTTCACAACAAAACTTTCAAGTTTATCAATTGATTCGTTGTGTGTTCTACGATCTTTACGCAGTTCGCCAATTTCTTCAGCAAGTTTGGAAACCATAAAGTCGTTGAACTTTGTGGCTGATTCTTTCATCTTGACATTGAATTTGACACGATCTTCTGCGAGTGATTGCTTTTCAGCTTGCACTGCTTGGATCTCTGCGGCAAGGCCGTCTGTTACCATGCGATCTAGGGCTTCCACCATCACTTGTTTGTCATGCTCATAGCGTTGTGCAAACTCTTCTCTGAGTTCTGCACGTACCTGTTCACGAGCTTCGTTCAGCTTTGTTTCCCATTGTTCTGAGATTGCTGTACGAGTTTCCTCATTGATCAGGTCGCTATCTAGTAACGGTTTGATGGCATCTAGCATGCGTTTCTCCTAAATCTTGAGATCTTTAATCAAGCGAGAGATCTCGCTTTTTAAGTATCTCTGTACTTTGTTGTCTTCACCAGCATCTTTGGCCATTTCCAACACTCGATGACCATATTTCATGTTCATCAAGCCTTCGTAGACAGCTGTGGGATATGCGTTTGGCGCACTGGGTTGAGCAACAACATCGACAGTGACAATTTCAAAATCACTGACATGTCCATTGGCCTCGTTAACGTTTCCGCTACCGCGACTTGAAACTCCTAATTTCACACCACTCTCCAACATGGTGCGTACCAAATTACCCATTGGCGTTGGGAGAATCTTTAACTTACCAAATCCATTGGGGCCATCCATCCACATTTCTGTGATCATATGACTACAACGGTCTAGGTTAATCTTAAGGTCATCTGGGTGATCAACTTCACCGAGAACTGAGAATCCTTCATTGATTTGTTTGTTCAGTGTTGTCACTGCACGCTCAATCTCATTTACTGGATACACACGCTCGTTGGCGTTTTTGACTCCACCCTGGATGCAAATACCTTTCATAAAAAGGTCCTTACCTTCGGCGCCCTCAACAACAATGCGAGCGGCGTCAAAAGTAAGGTGTTCTCTTAGGTAACGAGCCATAACCTTGAACTAACCTATTAAGCTACAGGGCTCTTGGTGTTTACACCAGTGGCCTGTGCTAGATGTGGTTTGGTAGCAGGACTTTGTTTAACTGTGCTTCTTGCAGGAGCATTTTGCACATCGCTAATCAAATCTTTAGCTGTAGGAGCTGGACGACCTTTTTCAGGTGTATCAGAACTCATTACAGGCTTGCCATCCATACCTCTTGCTCCACTGTTGGCTGCAACAGCAGATTTTTTGTTGATATTGCCTTCTTCAGACTTAACTGGAGCAGGAGCCGCTTTCAAATTGATTGCTTCTTCTAACTCTGCACCTTCCATGGTTTCAAATTCTGTGTCCATGTCAGAGATTTCAGTTTCGTCATCGCCGTCAGTTTCGATGTCATCGCTACCAACTTCAATATCCATTTCGTCTTCGCCTTCTTGGCCTTCGTCGCCCATTAGAGCTTCAAATTCTGCCATGAGTTCGTCGAGTTTGTCTTCAAGATCAACAACGCGATCTTCCAAGTCTTCATCGCCTTCTTCGTCGGCCATGTCGTCATCGCCTTCCATTGAAATACCTTGTTCTTCGGTTTCAATGTCGTCAATTAGATCAGCGGCTTGATCGCCACCCATCATGTTTTCGTCGAGTTCTTCGTCGACTTCTTCCTCGTCCATGCGTTCTTTACGATCTTTTTTGTCATCGTACTCGATGTCCTTGGTGACTTTTTCGCCAGCTTTTTCAGCTTTTTCGTCTTCGTCATCTGTGGATTCAGCTTCGTCTAACTCTTCCTCGGACATCAATTCTTCATAGATTCCGCGGCTTTTTTCAACTACGATCTCGTGAAAGAGATCACGTGCTTTTTGCTCTTCGTCGTTAATGACGTATTCAATGAGCTGTTCAAATTTATTCATGAGGTTCCTCCAAGTAATGGCTCTGTGTGATATTTACGACACACGCCAAAATCTATGCGGTTTATGGGGTAAAAGTGGTAGAAAACGAATGTTCTACCGAGATAAGACCTCTATTACAGAGGAGGTGCGGCAGGAGGCATGTACTGCCGTTTGATATCTTTGAGTTGTTCTTTGTATTCAAAGGTACGCACATCATTCATTCTGCGCAATTTGTTAATTTGACGCAGAGTGAGTTTGGTTTTGCGTAGTTGACCCAGTTCAGGCTGGCTGTTGTCTTTGTCAACATCTTGGTAGCCAGCAGGGTCTTTGTCAAAGAATTCAAACAGTATCATGCTAGTATTTATTAGATAGTTGGAATTGGAGCCGATCCACCTGCAGGACCTGCACCAGCGGCAGCACCACCAGGTGCCACAGGAGCTCCAGCGGGTGCTGTTATGCCACCTTCAGGTTGTCCTTGCACAGCCGCAATTTCTTCACCGGTTCCAATGTCAGCTTCAAAATCTGCAGGACTGATGCCAACGCTTCGTAGATCTTGTCCGCTCTGTGTTTGCAGTTCAGGCTGATCGCGCTCTTCTTTCCAAAGCTGTGCATTGTCATTGATTTCTTCTTCACTGAGTCCAAGATAACGTTTCATCAAGAAACGCTTGCTCATGTAACTCAACTGCTCTAGACCCTGGAAGGCTGTCATGCGTGTGGTGTCTAGTTCAGCTTGACGATAGCTGGCAAAGTTCTGTGGCGGTGCAAATGTAATGTTAAACAAGCTGGAGTCAATGTTGAACCCACGCCAACGCAGGAACATCTTGAATTCGTCGTCTAGCTTCTGACAGATCTGACGCTGTAAACGCTCGCAGTATTGATTGAAACGATACTCCTGAATAAGAGCGGTGCCCACTCTGCCATCATTCATTGGTCGATCGGAATCATCCGGTCCAGTGGGTAGGTACGAGCTAGGAACCCTCAGCCCGCGGCACATTTTATTGTTGAAGTATTTTAAGTCATCAATCTGGCCAAGGTTTTCACCGCCAGGCAAGGTTTCAACTTTGCTGCCAC